ATTTGCACCATACTCTGTAAATTATACATACTATAATGGTTATTATTAACATAATTGTTATTACTATAGGATGGACTATTCAATGCATCTTCCATTGGATTTTTACTAAATGGTTCAATTGTTATATGGTTAGTCATTTAACAATTGTATATAAATTTATTTTTAAGTACCGTATTTTAATCACCATATTTTAATCCGCACATTCCACTCATTGTTACTAATATATTTGGTACTATTTCATTTACTGTAATATAAAAATTGTCTGATAAAGTAATTTCTATATTTAAAAAAATATCATAATCTGCAATATCATTGAATGACATTTTTTCTATTGGATTAGTTAAACTTTCTTGTATTTTTTCCCAAGTAGACATATCTTTTGATAAAGGTAATACATATATTTTTATTCCAAATATTTCAAATGATAATATATTATCACTGTCCCAAAAAATATTTTTCTTAGTCGTTAAAGATGCTTCTATTATTTCAGGATATTCATTAAACAAATCATCTCTATTTTCGATAGGAGTAAAATATACTAAAATAAATTTAGTATGAAAATATTTAATATTAATTTTCTGTAGATAATCTATAATTTTTTGCTGATAAATTGAATTTTGAAATATTATAAATTCATTAATAAATTTTACAAGATCCGTTCTTTTTGAATCTCTGAGATAAATACCATGAACTAATAATTTCCAAGTCATATTTTCTATTTTATTTTTTAATTTTATAGATATTTCAACATCATGATATTGTAAAGAAATTAATGGTAACCCAGGAATATTAAAATCAATTAAAGTATTAAAAATAAATAAAGGTATTTGTATAATATTATTATTACATTTGATATTATGACCAGTACAAATAGCATTAAATATACAAGTTAAAATACTACAGGTAAAAATTTCAACCCCTCCTATTATAAGTTTTACTTTACCATCTAATAAATTTAATTTATCACTTAATGAAATATCTTCAAATATAGAATCAAATTCTAATTCTAAATATATTTTAGTAATTGTATCGGCATTTCTAGTTATTTTAAAAATATTAGTTTCTTTTATATTTGGATAACAATAATAAAAAGTACTAGCATGATTAATTATATTTTCATTAAAAACTAAATCTATTAATTTATTATATCGATCCGCTTCAATAAAATCTTTTTCTAAATCTGTTTTGTTTAAAACTGATATCTCATTTTCAAAATTAATTTTATCATTTTCTAAATTATTTTTTTCTATTTCTAATTCTCTTTCTAAAGAACTTTCATCATTTATTTTTTCCATCCAATTTAAATCATATTTATCTTTATTTTTTAAAAATGAACTAAATATTCTATTACGAAAGTCTTCCATTTTTTATTATAACTTATAACTTTTTTTGTTTATATAAAAAATTGATTTATAAATCTATTTATATTTATAAGATTACTAAATATAAATAATAAATGTCAACTGAAAAAAAATTATATGAGTGTGATATTACTGAAAGTTTTATTAGACTTGAAATTGATGTTAATTTAAAAATATTTTGGATAGTTGAATATTATTTTGATCCGGCTATTAATAAAACTAATTTATTAGGAGTATTATTATATAAAATGATTAATGATGTTACTGAAATGGGAATTGAATATATGACACAAACAGTTTATTTGGAAGATTGGGAACTCTTAAAGAAAAATAGTAATTGGGAAATTATTAATTTTATTGGTGAACATAAAGTAGAAATTAGATGTAAAATAGAACATGTTTTTGATTGTTTATTAGATGGATTTAATTATGATAATAATTAAAAAATTGATTTATTAAATTTTTAAGTTATTTAAAGTAATTATATACTATAATTATTAATATGTCAGATAATAATATTATACAGGAGGATGTTCAAATCGTCGATGATGAAAAATATTTAGATTTAGATTATGATGCATTTGATAAGATTCCTGAATTGTTAGAAGTTCCTCATGCTTATGAATTACTTACTGGAATCGGTGATTATGGTTTTTCAAGACCATCATTAATTCAATCGAAGGCAATTCCAATTATCGCAGATGGAAATGATTTACTTGCACAATCTAGATCGGGAACTGGAAAAACAGGAGCATTTGTTATCGGAATGTTAGCACGAATTAACCCTGAAAAATGTTATCCTCAGGCAATGATTATTGCTAATAATAAAAGTTTGGCTGAACAAATTTATGATGTAGCTTATAATATTTCCGAACAAATGAATATTAAAATTACTCTTTGTATTGGTGGAATTGATGATGGACGTAATAGGTCTAATACTAATTATCGAGAGGCATTAAATAGTCATATTCTTATTGGTTGTCCAGGAAGAATTAATGATCTATTAGATCGTAGTAATTATAAAATTAGAACTAAAGATGGAACTGAACAAGATCGATGGAAGTTAACAGAAACCTTGAAAGTTGTTATTATTGATGAGGCAGATGAAATGCTCCGTGAAGGATTTCAAGAAGATATTACAAGAATTCTTCAACGAATTAAAGATTCCACCCAACTTTGTACATTTTCTGCTACATATAATAGCACGGTTGCAAAAAATTATCTCAAGATTATGAAAAAAGATCATGCTATTAAACTATTAATTGATGATAATGATGTTAAAATTGATAGTATTAAAAACTATGTTCTTAATGTTCAAAAAGAAGATAATAAATTTACAACATTAATTGATCTATTTAGTCATATTACAATTTGTCAATTGGTTATTTTTGTTAATCGTGTTGATAAAGCAAAAGCTTTAGCAAAGGCTTTAATCGATGATGGAAATAATGTTGGAGTAATGCACCGAGAGTTAACTGAAAAAGAACGTCGAGATACAATGAAACAATTTCGACAGGGAAGTACTAGAATTTTAGTATCAACTGATATTATTGCTCGTGGAATTGATATTCAACAAGTAGGTCTTGTTATTAATTATGATATTCCTACCACACCTGAACAATATATTCATCGTGTCGGACGAAGTGGTCGTTATGGTAAAACAGGAGTCGCCATTAATTTTGTAACTGATAGTGAATCTGATAAATGTAATGTTGAAGAAGTTAAAAAAATTTATGGAATTGATATGCAAACTAGTTTTAGATTATCTGAAATTACAAAATATCTTTCTGGAAAAGACGGATACAATTATTTTCCACCAACTGAATAATTAAATTGCATATTTTTTTATTGATTAAAAAATTATTTTTTTTTATTAATTAATTATTTTTACTTATGAAATAATTATTTTGTTTACTTAAAAAAATAGAACTATATTTTTAATAATTAAACATGTCATATAATACCGATAATTATTGTATTATTGAAAAATCATATAATACATCATATTTAGAAGCCTTAATAACGGCATTATTTAGTAATAGTCATTTTGATAATCTATTATCGGATATTCCTGACAAAATAGAATTTATTTATTTACAAGAATTAATTATAAAAAAATTTATTAATAATATTAGAAAATTCTATTCTGTTGAATCTACCATTATTAATGAAATTAGAAATTATTCTGTCATTTGTGGATGGAATAATGATGAAAATTTTGCAGATTTATGTAAAGTTTCAGATTATTATAAATTTTTTATTGATAGTATTGGAAAAGGACATTTGAAATATGAAGAATGTTGTAATGATGTATATGAAACACGACAGTTAGCATATATTGATTTAACTAAAGAAGTTAATTTTAGTAAAGAAAATTCTATTAGAACTTTATTTGATAGTTGGATTGCAAATCATTTGAGACAAAGTACAGATTATAATGATATAAAATTAAAATATACTTTATTAGACGAAGATCCTTTTATTTTAGTTTTTAATATTGATCGTAGTAAATTTTCTAAAAATATTGAAATTGATATTATGCAAAAAGTAAAAATTGACGAATATGTATTTAGTCAGAATTATAATTTTTCATGGAAAATTAATTCTATTATTTGTTATTCGCAAACAAAACAAATTTATTATTCAATTGTTAATAAAGATGATAAATACTGGTATCTATATGATAGTAGTCTAAAACCTTCTATTATTAAATATACTAAATTAGAAAATGAAAGTTTAATTGCTGAAAGAATTAGAAAAGAATCTGTTTTTTTTATCTATAAATTAGAAAATATTATTATTCCTTATTAAAAAAATTGATATTATATCATTTTATGAATAATATAATAAAGTATTAATTATAATTACAATGCCTCAAGCTAATGGTGGTGGACGTCTTCAAAAAAAGAAAGGAAAGAAATTTAACCGTATTGAAAAGAAACGGGAAGGTGATAAGAATTTCATTATTGGTACTATTAAAGCAATTGATGGCGGTAAATATGCTACGGTTGTTTTAAAAGAAACCGGTGAAACAATGAGGTGTCGTATGCCTAAGGGGATTCGAACAAAATATCGTCTCAAAGATGAAGTTAAAATTAATGAATTTGAAGAATTAATTGGTAAACTTGTACAAGATAAAGAAGATATTGATTATGAATTTAATCTTTCGGACGAGGAACAAACTGTTGAAATGGGAGATTATAATAAAGATATACGAAAGAATATTAATAAAGAAAGAGCAATTGAAAAAAATTCTCGTACACGTGTTCAACGACAAGAAAATGATATTTCATCAGATGAATCTTCTACAGAAAGTGAAGAAGAAAGTTCAGATGATGATTCTGATTAATTTATTTTATTATATTTTTGATTAATTTTATGTTAATCAATAAATTAAATTTAAAAAATGATATTAATTATTTACTTGCGTCCTTTACGGCCTTTGGATCCTGTCTTGGATTTGCGTTTTTTACCTCCAGATTGGAGTTTGCTTCCCTTAGATTTAGAGGCTGTCTTGCTCTTGGATTTGCGAGAACGTCTCTTTCCACCTTCTTGGAGTTTACGTCCTTTAGACTTGGATCCAGTCTTGCTCTTGGATTTGCGAGAACGTCTCTTTCCACCTTCTTGGAGTTTACGTCCTTTAGACTTGGATCCTGTCTTGCTCTTGGATTTACGGGAACGTCTTTTTCCACCTTCTTGGAGTTT